GCGGAGGAAATGTTTATGGCGCCCCCACTCGCGAGTATAGGTATAACGATTTGTGCACCTGTTATGAGATTTGAAAATACGAGATTCGAAACATCGGTTGTCGAAACGACGAGCGGCGCTGTCCCATACGTTTTTTCTTTTGCGTCTACCGTTATTGTACCCGAAGTTACCGAAGCCGTTATATCCGTATTCGTTAATTTTATGTTTTGTGAAGTTGTGTTCCCTGAAACGGTTAAATTATTTGTCAAGGTGATTGTATTTGCTGTAACAACATTCGTTACTACACCCCCAATGGTAATATTATCCGCCGAAACGTTACCTGAAACCGTGAGTACATTAGACCCTAGTGAGTTTATAGTAAGGTTCGAACCAATTAATACATTTGCATTTTCCTCCGTTATGTTATTGAACGACGAACCACCACCACCTTGACCCCCTGAATCGTAAATTTCACCTGTGGTAGTATCAAATGATAAAACGTTACGTGTCGGGGACGCATAACTTGGATCGAGTTGGATCGCGTTCACGACGAATAAATTCGATTTCGTTTCACTTGTTGATTTAAGTGTTATTTTGTTTACAAAATCGATGTTTGAAGTTATTTCAATACCAGTTGTTGCATTTGAAAACTGGACGACGTTTGTTGTTGCGTTACCTTCATCGACAACACTCGCTAACGTTGGTGTCGCCGTTTGTACATTCGAAAGTGTACCGCCATCACCTATAAATTTAGTTGCCGTAACATTTCCCGAAACAACTACGTTACCGGAAGTTGTTATAGAGGTTACTGAATCTGTAGCTGAAATTGTAGACGCACTTATAGCATTTGAACCTGCAATTGTTCCATACATGTTCGTAGCAACGACGTTATCAGAAACGACATTACCATTCAAAGTAATCGCACTTACATTATACCCTACGACGTTACTGTTTACAGTAATAGCCGTCAAATCACCGGACGTGAGTGTTAAATTGTTTTGTACGATGACATTACCTAAAACTCGGAACGTTATGATATTTGCATCATCAAGAACGTGATTATCCGATACCGTGTTTTGTGTATACCCAAGTACCATTTCGTGTTCGTGTAAGTCCTCTCCTTCTGGTTCGCCGTGGTGGACGAATGCAATGTTATGTCCCGGGTGTTCCATGATTATACCAACATCGAGTGTATGCGACGTATTGTTATTCGCAATACCTAAGATACGATCGTTAATAACTACCGTATTTGACTCGAAAACGTACGTGTTACCGATAAACGATAAGTTACCCGTAAATTCAGCATTTGGTGCGTTTATAATATATGTACCGTCATTATCTACGTGTGCGGGTGAACGAATAAGTTTACCCGTCCCCTTTTCAATCATGGGTATATAACTAAGACCGTTACCCAAAGGATCTTTTATACCGGAAACGAAAATATTACTTCCAACGTGAACGTTACCCGATGATATGAAACCGGTTGTTGCGTGTGTTGATTGTATGGTATTTTGTGTCGAGTTACTCCACGACGTAACCATATCCAAAGTTTGGTTATTTGCACTCAAATTTGAAGCGAGTATCTTTTTGAGTTCGTTACCCGAACTGTTCACGTAAACGTAAGTTGGCTGTGCATAAACTTCCTCTGCGTTCGGAATATCATTCGAACGACCAACACCCGTCACGGAAATAATACCGGAAGATGCATGTGGTTTAATAACTATACCAACATTTTGTATGAGATCGGTTGATGCAAGTGGTTTAACATTTGAAACCAAACCATCACCAACATTACTTACATATACAGTTTCACTTTCAACAAACCCGTCGAGTAACATACCATCTGCACGCCCAAATGAAACAATTAAACCTTCACCATTTACGGCTAAGTTTTCATAAGCTACGCCTATAGCAGGCATGGTTAAACTATCAGTAGCGTTTGCTTTTTTAACATTAAACGTGTTATTACCCGTTGAAGAAGTTACATACACGACGTTACCTTTTTGAATAGCTTCTTCAGCTTTAACACGTAAAAATGTATGATTTAAATTTTGGTTCGTCCAGTTTGATCCATCGTAAACGAGTATTTGTTCATTTGCTAAAGTTATATCGGTTTCCAGTGTTACATTTGCTAATTGGTTGAGTTTAACACCTACATTAGACGTAAGATCGGTCGTAAACGCCGTGTGTGTATTCGTAAACAGAACCGTATTTGATGTCGTATTACCCGCATCCGTAACTTGTTGAAGAGTGACGTTCGAGAGAATACCACCGTCACCTTTAAAGAATCCGGACGTTGTTTCTATATTGTTTGTTACGTATACATTGTCAGCAATAACGTTACCATAAAGTGTAATGACATTTGCAGTATTTCCAACAACATTACCATTCAAAGTAATGACATTTGCAGTGTCTCCAACAACATTACCATTCAAAGTAATGACATTTGCAGTGTCTCCAACAACATTACCATTCAAAGTAATGACATTTGCAGTATTTCCAACAACATTACCATTCAAAGTAATGACATTTGCAGTATTTCCAACAACATTACCATTCAAAGTAATCACATTTGCAGTATTCCCAACAACATTACCATTCAAAGTAATGACATTTGCAGTATTCCCAACAACATTACCATTCAAAGTAATGACATTTGCAGTGTCTCCAACAACATTACCCGTTAAAGTAATTACGTCTACATTATTCCCAAAGACGTTACCGTTTAGTGTAATGGCTGTTAATTCACCCGATGTGAGTGTTATGTTGTTTTGTGCTATTACATTACCATAGACGTGTAAATCTATGACGTTCGCCAAATCGGGTGTGATTTCGGTATCTAAAGAATTGTTTAGTGTGTAGCCGATCATTATTTCTTTTTCGTCGCCTCTAAAAGTTACAGTTGGACTCGCATTACTGTTGGGTTGTTTCATGATAATACCAATATCTGTCGATGTTTCAGTGTTATTGTTTGCGAGACTTATAACGGCATCTCCGAAAGTTGTATTTATTGTATCAATTGTTGTTGTTGTACCTTCGACGAGGAGGTTACCTTTTACGTGTGCATCTTTTTGTACGGTAATATAGTCTGTTTTCGTGTAATTCGATACGTTTACGTTCCCCGTAACTTCGACGACGTTTGACCCTAATGTATCCATAACAAGGTTCGAACCAACCAAAGATTTTCTTGAGGTAAACGTGTTCCCCGTAACTTCGACGACGTTTGACCCTAATGTATCTATAGTAACATTCGACCCAACTAATGCTTTTCTCGAAGTATACGTATTGCCCGTAACCTCGACGACGTTTGACCCTAATGTATCCATTACAAGGTTCGAACCAACGAGGACTTTTCTCGAGGTAAACGTGTTCCCCGTAACCTCGACGACGTTTGACCCTAACGTATCTATAGTAACATTAGAGCCAACTAAAGCTTTTCTCGACGTATACGTATTCCCCGTAACTTCGACGACGTTTGACCCTAACGTATCTATAGTAACATTAGAGCCAACTAAAGCTTTTCTCGACGTATACGTATTCCCCGTAACTTCGACGACGTTTGACCCTAACGTATCTATAGTAACATTCGATCCAATTAAAGCTTTTCTTGAGGTATACGTGTTCCCCGTAACTTCGACTACATTTGACCCTAGTGTATCTATAGTAACATTCGATCCAATTAAAGCTTTTCTCGAGGTAAACGTGTTCCCCGTAACTTCGACGACATTGGAACCTAATGTATCAATAGTCACGTTTGAACCGACTAAGGCCTTCCTAGATGTATACGTATTACCGGTCACAACTAATACGTTTGAACCTACCTCGTCTACGAACAAATTTGAACCAACATCTAACGTGTGTACAGGTAAAGCGTTTGCTATACCAACATTACTCGCCGTGATTAAAGATGTACCACTTTTATTAAATTCAACTGTTTTAGAAGCGGCTGTATTACCTTGTAAAATGATATTGTCTAGAGTCAAGTTTGATAAAAAGTAACTATCGCCGTGGTAAAATGCGGCACTGACATTACCGGTCGTACTAAACGCATTTATGGATTCAGATGGGTGTTGTAAAAACGTAGTCGAACCTAAACTTAAACCTGTTATAGTTGGATTATTGTTAGATAAACCAATATGGTCTAAAGTTATTGAATCTGTATCTATTCTACCTGCGACTTGAATTTGATTAGTTACACTAGAATCTATTAAAACAGAAGGACCCACGCGTACTTCACCTCCTTCAGTTACGTGAAATTGTGAACCTACATCAAGTGCGTGTGTAGGACTTGTATTTTGTATACCGACATTACCAGTTGTTACAAACGCGGTCGTTGGATTTATAAATTCTAAAGTATTCGACGTAACGTTACCTCTTTGAGATACAAACTGTAAATTTGCGTTAAATAAATCAGCACTCGCCGTGTTAGAGTTGACTATTTCTTTCGTGACTGTGTTATAACTCAAAACTGTTATTTCTGGTACAGACGGATCGACTGTTCGCATAGGTGTTATGTAAACACCCCCTGCAGTTGATGCATCTATTGCTACATTAGAGGCATTGAAAACGATCGTATTTTCAGCCTGGTCGTCCGTAGCGTGTTTACCAAACCGGATTTTGGTAGACCGCTCGATGGTAGGTATGTTTTTAACCATTTAATATAGGTGTGTATTTTAATTTGCGTAAGTGAGGCCGGCCATGCCATTTTCGATACGAAGTATATTATAGTTAACCGCGTATATGGGATCGTTAATGGTCATGGTCTCACTTATAATTTTTGCTGAATCTAATCTACTGAAATTAAGTGTTCCCGTTGGTTGAAGTGAACTTGTTGATAAGCAGAAACAGTGTAAAAAGAAATCGGGTGACGTAACAAACGTCGTGTGATAATAATTGGGTATTTCCATGAAATGAGGTTTACCAAACTTAAAATTGCATATATCGAGTCCGTTTATTTCTATTTTTATCTTGTTTGTATCGGATGTAAGTGCACCACCCGTTGTTGTATCCGAACACGCGAGATACTTTACTGGGTGGTTAAACGTGAGTTCTTGTGTGAGTTCTCTGGAAGGAATACTTTTTTGTACCTGGGTAATGATTAACTCGTGATTTCTAGAGGCAAAATTACCACGTTCTTCGTTATCTAAGTAATAGTAGTTAGAATAACAATCAAATTCATAATTACCTGCATCTGGTCCCCAGTAAATTCTAATTTCAACTTCGTGATAATGCATTGCTATTATTGGTAAAGCACACTGTGGACCTTCACAGAAGAAGAAACGTAAAGGGTAGAAGTAGGAACGTGCGCTTACACCTGGGTGTGTACCTAAGGCGCTTTTCGATATATTGTTTGCAAACGTATCTATGGCGATCTTTTCCGTAAAAACGGCGTCCTGTGTATCTATGACTTGACCACCTATGAGCAGTTCGACTTTGTCTATGAGAGTATCCCACCTTTGGATATCGAGTGCCTTTGTGTTATTGTGTATCGTGAAATACGTGTAACCTAAAAGATCACCGGACCTTGTAAACTTGACCGATGACATAGCGTTACTTTTCACAGCTCCTTGTATCGTTTGTTTTTCTATGGATTGTGAAAAGTTAGAATGCCTTTTAAATGTTGAATTAAAAAACGATATTTCCGGTTTTCCCATAATGTGTTCGTCTTGAGCACCTACGGCAATGAGTTGAACTACACCAGAAGACATTTATAATAAGAAAAGGTTAAAAAACGTCCTGAAATTATTCATAGGATAAATTTCTTTTTTTGCATACAAATCTAAAAACAAAAACTGCGTCACCACAGTCTGCAGCTGAACCGTCTTGTTTATCTAAATTGAATGTCAATCTATCGATCTTTCGAATGGGATTATAATATTGTTGAATGATTGGATACTCATTTCTAAAAAATACGGCTTTTTGAGCACCTGAAGCTGCGTGTAATTTGTGTTCACATACAATAGTACCAAAAATGCCGTTTAAGTGATTATCTGCATCACTAAGATCATTTTTACCACGTTGACTGAAGTACGTCTTGAGTTCTTCTATGCCTATGTGTATACACCTTTGAGTATCACCGGTAGTGTTAATACTCGCGGCTAACAACTGTGCCTGAACAACGTTCTCTAGTGGGGTTGGTAAATACAATGTAAAGTCAGTATCACTGGTAGTATCCAGGTTATCGAGTACAACTGTGTGGTGTTCACATTCGAAATCAGGTAATGTTGATTGACTAGTCACTAAAGCCATTTATATATACCGGAGATTTTACTTCATCTTATAATTCAATTGTCCGTTGACCATTTCCTGTCCCCCACAAACACCGCCTCGGCTATCCGAGTAGTACGATTTACCGAGGCACTCTTCCTTGGATTCGAGATCGAAAATAGAACCTTCGTTTACGGTCTCTATTTCTACTGGGCTGTAATAACTTTTCTTTGGGTTCAGTAGTTGAAGAACCCACAAGATTACGAATATGACGACTATTGCCCTGAGAGCATTTTTATTTGTGTTGTTGAGTTTCATTATTTGTTATGAACTGAGATTTTTTTATAAAGTGCGTTAAAGAAATTATAATAGTTTCAATATAAAGAGTAATGGACGGAGAGATTATTCTTAATCGTGGCGATACTAACGTTATGAAACTAGATGATAACGAACAAGCACTCATGAACGAGATAGAAATAGAAGTTCCTAGACCCCAGCCTGTTAGAAAACAGATGTCTAGACAAAAAACACAATTTGTTCCGCCACAGGCGCAGTATTTTCAGGAAGATATAGACTCTTTCGCGAACCCGAATAAACAAAACCCACCATCCGCTCCACCCCCAGAAGAACCTGTCGATTACGGTGAATATGACAATGAACTAGATATGGACTACGGGGGAGGGGGAGGAGGATACGTCATGGAAGAGGAAGAAGAAAAACCTTCACCTGGGTACAAAACTATCGACGAAGAAAAAGCGGATCTCGTAAACAAACTTGGGCGTTTGGAAAAAAAGGGGTTTACTGTGAACAAGCGTTTAAATGTTTATTCCCCTGTAGATGAACTTAGAAACGAAGTTAAGCGAATAACATATAGCATAGACGTCGATAAGTCTATAAAGTTTTCGAGACGCATGCTTATTGCGTGTACAACAGGTCTCGAGTTTTTGAACAAAAAGTATAACCCGTTCGAGATTCAACTCGACGGTTGGTCCGAGAATGTTATGGAAAACGTTGACGATTACGACGAAGTTTTCGAGGAACTTTACGTAAAGTACAGGACAAAAATGCACGTTGCACCCGAAGTTAAGCTCATTATGATGCTTGGTGGTTCGGCAATGATGTTCCACTTAACGAACAGTATGTTCAAATCAGTCATGCCTAATATGAACGACGTGATTAAACAAAACCCAGGACTTGTTCAGAACATGATGTCTGCGGTTCAGAACACGGTGTCTAAATCTCAACAACAAGGCACGTCGAACGACGTTCCGAACGAAGGTGGTGGAGGTGGGAGACACGAAATGCAAGGACCAGGGTTTGACATTTCGAGTCTCATGGGTAATATAATGATGCCTCCACAACCACCCATGAATACGACAAGTTTGGAAAGAAGAGAAGAACCCGAGATCGATATGGAAGACGATATTTCGGATATAGCTGAACCACCAGTATCAGAAGACGTCGCCGATGAAGACGGTGAAGTTCGAGAAGTCAAAGTTACTCAGACCAAGTCTAAAAGAGGTGGTGGTCGAAAGAAAAAGTCAGTCGAAATTAATTTGTAAACATAGTATAGTATAGATGATAGCTTATTGTCCTCTAGATGAAGAACCCTTCGAAAGACCAATCCCCAACAGGGTTCGTCCGACAATGGAGGTTGTTACTAGTAGAACACCATCACCATCACCAAAAACACATAGTAAGGTTTTGGGTAGAGATAATACAGAGTGTAATTACGTTGTTATGTTTTTCATCGCGGGTGTTGTAGCTCTCGCGTTAATAGATTCGCTTCCGAGAAAGTAAAAGTAAAAAAACTTTCTACCATTGTGACTTTTTCCAGAATGGTAAAAATGGGTTCTTTATATTATATTATATAAAGAAATGTCGGTTGGTTCTTCACCGGATTTATATAATATATTAAACACTATACTTTCAGATGTAGCGCCTCATAGTATGTCTGAGTTGTATAATATAAGTTTTACAGATGGAACTTCATCAGTTTCATCCGGTACAATAAGTTTGCTTAGTTTTCAGAATAAAACTATTAATACTGGTGGTACGGGTGGTACGTATACGTATAGTTCGGGTTTTGAATGGGGGTATTACAATGATAATTATCATTCCGGTGGGTATTCGGGTCAACAAACATGGTTCGATACACGAACACCTGTTTATACACATGCTTCACCCGGTAGAAGTCGTGTCACGGACTTTACAAATATAAGTACAGCTTCAAGTGGACAAACTTCAGTTAATGGTGATGAAACGTATTCGTATTTATGGACTGGATATTTTAAAGCACCTATTACAAGTACGTATTATTTTAATACAAGATCGGATGATAACAGTCATATGTGGGTTGGTGTAAATGCTCTAAATCCTAGATACGATAATGAAACTGTTGATAACGGTGGTTTACATGGTATGCAAACAGTAACAAGTGCTGGTGTAAGTTTAACTGGTGGTGAGTATTATGATTTTCGTATGACATTCGGTGAAGAAGGTGGTGGAGACGACTTGCAAGCGCAATGGCGTAATAATTCGACTTCATTCTCATACGATTGGAGTACAGTCGCTTTTTCTAATCGACAAATTAGTAGTGGTAGTAGTGGTGGTAGTAGTTCATCGGGTATAACGCTTGCGTTTCACTACGGTACGTTTACCTCGAGTGATTATTCGAGTGCATATTCGACGGTATCAGATGCAGCAAACGCTGGACACGTGTATTCAAATACACCTTCGGGTACGTACACTTGGGGTACGTTAGGGACACCTTCATCAACAAGTACGAGTACGACGTATACATGGACACCAACCACAACCTTAACAGGTAAGCTTCTAATGGTTGCTGGCGGTGGTGGTGGTGGTGGTACTATAGGTGGTGGTGGTGGTGCTGGTGGTGTTGTGTACTCTGCGAGTGCGAGTATATCGGCGTCACAAAAAACGATTGTTGTGGGTAATGGCGGTACGGGTGGACAGGGTTGGGATTATTTTCCAAGACCTGGTTCATCTGGTACGAATACGTCTTTTACAGGATTTACTACGGCTATTGGAGGTGGTGGAGGTTCTGGTCAT